TAATTATGTGGCGGGACACAGTTCCGCCACATTTTCTAAATAAGGTGAGAAATATGAGGAAATTCCTAGTAAAAATAAATGCATATCAATATCACGCTACATTTGAAGTGTTAGCGGAAGATAATGTTGAATCTATTGAAAATTCAATAGTTGACAAACTGGGAGATAAGAGTATAAAGTGGGAGTATCTTGGAGAAATGAATGATCCCAGGATAAATAGAATAACCTATGAGGAGGTTGTTGATGGTACAAGACCTGTACAAACAAAAGAGGTCCTTGGAGTTGAGGTGGCAACTGGAGTATGAGCAAAGTGGTAAGTATACTCTGGATATGGTCGAAATTGATAAGAAGATTAGAGAAGTTATCACTGAGATCAAACTCGAGGAATCTAAGATTGCAGATAGAGAAAATGCAATTAATAATGCTGCCCCACAAGTTTCTGTGGCTACTTAAATAAACGCCACATCGCTGAAATCTTATATTTCTGTAAGGATCGCTTGCACTCTACTAAAATCTGCTATATAAATAACTTACTAAGATAATTAAATCATAAAATTGGTTATTCTTTGCTTAGTAAGAATAACTGGCGCGAGGAGGCGCTGATTAATATGACTACACACTTTTCAACTGGCGTAACAAACGTTAGAGGTAAATCGGGAAACACTTCCCTATTTAGTGGTATTAAACAACCCCTAATTACTGGAGGTTATAATCAAGAAGTTGCTTATCAAAACGACTGGCTTCATTATAATGCAAGTGATTGGGATGTAACATCTGGCGGAGGTTCAGACTATCAACTAGTAGATTATGCTGGTGGATGGCTAAGACTTGGAGATGATGCTCCAGCTGCTGGAGAAATTACTGGACTTTCTGGTAAAGAAGTTTGGAACTACAATGCAAATAAGCAATGGTGGTATGAAACTAGAATTGCTATGACAGATGTAACTGAAGCAAACATTTTTGTTGGTTTTGCTGACAATGCATTTGTTGATCCAGCAACTGTACCAACTGATTGTATTGGTTTCTCTCACTTAGAAGATACAACTACTATTCAGTTCTTATCTAGAAAAAATAGTGCGGGTGTATCTTTCGATATGAAAGATAGTGCAGCAGGAAGTACTTATACTTTTGCTGACTCTACTATACCGACTCAAGCTGCAACTACATTTGAAATGCCTACTAACTCTGTTAGATTAGGTTTTCATTTTCAACCTGCAGGTACTGAAATGAATCAAACTTCTGCTCAGTATAAACTTTACTTAGATGGTAATTGTGTTGGAACCCAAGCAGCTACAACTGTTCCAGATGATATAGCATTAGAACTAAAAGTTTTCATAGAAAACAAAGGTACGACTGCTAATCAAATAGCAACAGATTGGATTCAAACAATCCAACAAAGATAATAATCTTATTCTGGGCTCCTTCGGGAGCCTAGAAGATTAGGAGATAAATATGGCATCGACTTACGTCAAAGTAAAAACAATAATGGATGAAACAGCGTCGAGTACTACATACTTTGCAGCTGCTCAAAGGCCAAATACTTCTTTCACTATGGCTCAGACTGCTTTTGCTTCTACTCACA